TTAAAGTGTGCATTAGGAAACTTATGGACAGAAGTTAAAGAATGTGGCGAAGATAAAGTAAGGATCGCAGCAGCAGTGCATGATGAATTAATACTTTTAGTTAAAGAGCAATTTGCTGACGCATGGGCTCATAAACTTAAAGGTATTATGGAAAATGCAGAATCAAAATGGTTAGGCAGAGTTCCTGCTGTTGCTGAAGTATCTGTCGGAAATACCTGGGAGGAGACACACTAATGGTTAGAATCTTAAATACTACAAAAGGTTGGTGTTATGAAAATAAAGATGGGGTGTCTTATTTTAAGACGCTCCATGAAGTAATGGCCGCTGCTTATGCAAAAGAATTTAAGAAAAAATCCTAGTTTTGTAGAGCCGATTTACCTTTTTGATGGTAAAGTAGTACAAGAGAGACTTATTTAATGGCACTGAAACACGGCAACAAAAATTATTATCAGGTTCTTATTGATCCACATAGATCAAAACTTATAGAACAGGCAGCAGAAAAGAAGGGAATGAAAGGCACAGCCTGGGTTAGAAAAGCTGCATATAGTCAGTTAGAACGTGAATTTTCCAGTGCAGAGTACAAAATAGCTGAAGCTAAAGATGAATTGTTATGGAGAGAATCAGTACAAAGAAGAATAGACGGAAGAAAGGCTAATTCTGAAAGTTAAAGTTTCGTAACAGATGACATAGTGGTGGCACTTTGTTGCTATACTTCTAAGGAAGTTCAAATTTATTATGACCACTAAAGAAGAACCAAAAAAACTCTACAAGATTGCTACTGAAACAATTTTGTATGAAACATTTGAAATAGAAGCTGATTCTTACGATGACGCTCTTGATAGAATGATGCCTACTATTTATAGCGGAACTGACGATTATCCAGAAGAAGTCAAAAGAGTTTCCTGGTATTACGATCATAAAGATTACAAACCAGAGGATAGAGACACTAAAGGTCTGATCGGTATAAAGATTCCCGAAGAAGAGGCAGATAAAATGTCTTACCATGATTTTCTTGAAACCGATGGTTGTCATTTAGGGGATTACAGAGAACCTACTGACAAGGAATGGGAAGAAGATCGTGCTCAAGCCATTGCAGATAATAGAGAGTACGCTTGCTAATGAGTATTTATTTTCGTTCATCACTTGGAATTAATTTTCCAAAATCTCCGTATATAGGTCAGGTCCATTATGATCCTGACCTTAAAAGGACATTCTGTTATAAACAAAAAGATCCAATAGATTGTCTCTATGGCTGCATAGATATGTTTCGTTGGTTTGATATAACAGACGAAGAATTTTCTTAATGTCTGAGGCAAGATCCACCTGTAATATCTCCCAGGTGGTTACGCTGCTTTTTTGTAATCTTGAGAGCCATGACCCTCATACTCTAAATCCACAATTTTACAAATGATATTACAAGTTCTCATCGAAGATTTAGTGGGGGGTCTAAGGGTGTTTGACTACCCTGAGTTAATGACCCACTGAATAAGCTAACCTGATCTGTAAGTCCTCAGTCTACTATACTACACTAAAAAAGATGACCGCTAAAAAAGAAAAACTTATCCGAACCACAGTTCAACTAAGTCCTCATCAACATAGGGCATTAGAGAATCTTAAAAGTCCCGGTAAATCTATTTCGGCTATAGTTAGAACTGCTATTGACGAATATTTAGAGCCTTACTACGAGCAAAGTTACGAGAATCAAAAACTGGATCGTATGATCGAAGAAGCTCAAGATAAGATAGATAAGCTAAACGAAAGAGCTATGTCTATAGAGGATATTTTCGACAATTTTCAAACTACTGCTAAATAAAAAATGAAAAGAATAACATGGGTCGAGTGCCCAGGCTGTAAGATGTACAGCGATCAAAAGGTGATTCGTTCTGAGCGAAATTCAAAATTTATAACGATTCGTAGAAGGCTTTGTTATGAGTGTGGACACAAATGGTTTACGATCCAATATCCAGAAATGATAGTTCCTGATATACAGGCTCGTTATGCTTCTCGTGAGTGACGTTTCTTTATTATTTTTCTATACTTCCAGTGCATATGAAGTTGCTCTATCCACCATCTGACTTTGTATATTCCTGTAGTTTTTCTTGTTGGTGCTTTCATTACAGCTAATGTTGCTTCCAGTTCTATTACTCTCATCATTGCTTTAGACAATACTGTTTCAGCCCTGGCATGATTTTTCATCATGTCTATACAAAAGGCTTTTATTCTATCCACATCATCACAGGCCCATATTTCTCTACATCGAAGTTCTATTGCTAGTTCTGCTTCGGGAGGTAGTTCCGTATGAATCATTTTCATAAAGCCTTCATCTTTCATGTCATTGAAGAGAGGTTGTAGAGCCTGGAAACATTCTGGCCTCGATAAAAGCAACTGCTTGATCGTCTATTGTGTTGTCTGTTTGTTTAGCTATAGCTTTTAACAGATCCACTATCAATCTCTTCATTGCTTTTGATTTGATAAATACAAGAAGAATAGGTTTGAGAATTTTTACCATCGTTTTTATGTGTTACTTCCCAAACATAGCTACTTTGCTAGTATTAGACAAGAATCTTAACTTTTATGGAAGAAGAGGAAAAGGAAAGTCGGGATTATTTTGGACACGCAATCCGATTTATTATCCTTTGTTGGGCTTTGTCAGTTATGACTCTTGGATATATGGAAAGAATTAGGTTGGACACTTTTGCTGCTGGCCTTGTCGGAAACATAGCAAGCAGCTATGGAATAGCTGTAAAAGGTAAGAATGGCAACGGAAAGAAATCAGTTATAGTAGATAATAAGAACAATAAAGTAGGTATCAAATGAAAAGACTACTTCCTTTTCTATTTATGGTCTCCGCACCAGTTTATGCGGACATGACTCACAACATATCATCTAGTGTAAAATTTGAATCTCTTTCAGCAGCTAGTACGGCTGATAAAATTGGTTCGTCATATAGTATCTCAGGTAATAATGTAACAACAGTAGATTCTAACTCAGCAGCTACCATTGGTGGTTTCGGATCTGTCACTAATGGCGTACCAGCAGTAACTTTTCCTTCCGCAACGCAAGCAACTAGCGGAGAAGCATTTAGTTTCTCTACTAGCTATTTAGAAGGAGATGCAACACCAGGTAGTGCTGTTACTGTTGGTACAGTTCCAAACTTTAGTGATTTAACATCTACAAGTGCTGGTAGTGTAGGAACAGCAGCAGTAGCACTAGATAACCACAATATTACAATGACACCTGGAACAGGAACAGGTATCGTGATGACAGGTCAGTTTGTCGTTGATCTTACTATCGAATGAGGAGGCTACTTCTTCTTGGTTTTGTTATATCTGCTCCTTGCTACGCTGTACCAGTTATTCCAAATTTCAATCAGGGGTCTAGTACCTCACGAACAGAAACTTCCACAATTATTACAGAATCTATACGAACAACAGAGTATAATTCTGGGTTCTTGTATTCAGTTACAGGATCAGGAATACAGCATGATGGATCTTCTATATCTCCAGCAGCTACCACTGTTAGCGAAACTATAAACGGAACTACTCATACATGGCAGGGATTAAATCTAGATCAAAGACCAAACTGGACTCAAACAAATCAGGGAGATGCCTTTCAATTTACAGAAGTTTATCAAGCACCTGGAATGGAATCTGTAACCGATATAACCCGAACCATAGAAAGCACAAGCGTCACAGATACCACAACTATCTTCTCGCAATAACTTTAGTAGGCAATCCAGTTTTTGCTAATGTGTCAAACACAAGTGCTCCAGTAGCCCAAAGTTCATCAAGCGTATCAAACTTCGCCACACAGGTTTTGGGGGGTCCAATGGTAGAAAATCAATACGGAAATGGGATAGTTTGCTCTGGTCCACAGATGGGATTTAGCCCCTTTGTAACCACAACATTTAACCAAAGACGGCCTCAAGATTACATCTATAGTACACCCGTGTATGATCCAACAGACGATGATAATAATGGTGTGCCCGATAATCCAGGAAACGTACTCTACTATCAAGAAAACTACAGCGGTAACAAGGATTCTTTAGGACTTAACTTTGGATTTGCATTTACATTCAATATTCCGTTAGATAAAAGATTTCAAGACTCTTGTCTTGATGCTGCAAATACACAGATAAAACTGCAAAAACAAGAACTAAATGCAAAGATGCTCAATTATGAAATAGCCCGTTTAAAAAATTGTGGAGAATTGATGTTAGCTGGAATTTATTTCGACCCTAAAAGTGAATACGCAAAATTATGTGACGGGGTTCGTATCGCTCCAAAACCTAATCAAGTTATACCGCACACTCACGAACTGAAAATAGGTCAGTAGATAAGTCACGGGTATTACACTTATCTACGGATAATTATTCTACTTTATCTTTTTTGGTTTTGCTAAAACGCTTAAAAGCCTGTCGTACCAAGGGTTTTACGAGATTAAGTAATAATGGAGTAGTGGCAGCGACACTAGCAATGAGAGCAGTGCTAACAAGCTGTGGAGAATTCGGTATGTATTGCTCGATGAATTTAACGTCCTCATAAAGCGTTATGCACTTACTACCATCTTCGCTTCTCTCGTGTCCAATAACACGTTCTAATTTAAACTCTGAAGCATATTGGCCTACTCTTTGGTCATTAGGCCCGGGGCATTCAACAAAAATAGGCTCATCTTCTTTTTTCTTTGGTTCGTATTTTGGTGGTTCTACTGTTGGTGGTACAAATTCCTCTGTTTGATTGGCGGTTTCGGCTTGTGTAAACTTAAATTCATTGGGGTTATACTCCAGAGGTTCAAAACCAGGAATACTGAAGTTACCACATTCTGTATATGTTCCATATTCATCTTTGGGGTTGTCAATAAGGCTAGTTAGATTATTTCTATGTACTCTTACACAACCAGGAATATCTACAACAGGTTTATTTATGTAATTTAATACTGGATTATTGAATGTCCATATTGGTATTTCGTGTATTTGAATCTGATTTATCTTAAATTTTGGTATCTCTGTCATTTACATCTCCGATAGAAATAGACCATCCATCTTTTCCAAATTCACCTTTTTCTATAATTTTTGGTTTTTTAACTTTTTTATCTAGTTCTTCGTGATACTTTTTGATATCATTATCTAGTTCTAAATTGAATTTTTGCATACGCAACCAATGAACTAATTTATCAACATAATATTTAACTAGCTTTTTTATAAATCCAAATATCATTAATCGTAAGCATCTCTTTTCTTTAAAACTTCTACCTCTGCATAACACCTGGGGCAACTTAAACGGGTTCGTACAGAAAACTCAGGATATAAATTACCCATAGACTCATCAATATCTATATCACCACTTGGTATGAGTTCAGAATCGCACCAGTAACAGTTCATTTTTTAGGAATAGGTATAGAAGGGCCAGATATGTCAGGCATAGTGTTATCCAATACTTTAGGCATTAATGTCTGCACATTTCCCATAATCTCATTCATTACTCTTGCTTTAAATTGCTCTGATGTTACATATTTATATGCAAGGTACGTTCCACCACTCATGGAAGCTACCATTACAAATGAAACTATGCTAAGAATATTAGCAATTTTTTGAAACATGATTAAATTTGCAATATTAAAAGCACTATCTTTTACAAGTGTGCTTATATTACTGCTTATTGTAGCTCTATCCCCTCTTTACGTCACTATAGGGATAATGACAAGACAGATGCAGGAATCTAAGCGTTAGGATCTTCTGGATATTGTGTCATATTAAACTTTACAAATTTACCCTCTGAATCTGTTGTGACACCATAAAGAGTAACTAAAGCTGCTGTATCTGAACAGGCATCAATTTCAGTTTCCCTGGTTGTACAGGCTGTTCTAACAGCAGTTCTGTAAGTTTTAATTGTCGTAGGAATAGCTTTTGATGTTTCATATTTTCTAACAACATACCAATCATATTTCGCTAACAAACTACCAGCAGTAGCTTTTTCTTGTGCTTTCAATACTGATTTAACACCTAAAGTAACAACCTGATCTCCATTCTCATCTAATACTGGATCACCATTTTCGTCAACTTCATTTGTATCTGTAAGAGTTTTTGCAGTTCCATCACCCCAATAAAAACGTGAATCGTATGTTGGTACGTCAGCAACTTCTGTAATACCAAGATCGGTCTTTTCCTGTGCTGTTGATAGTCTTAACCAGTTTGCAGGGTAGTTTATATCGTTGTGACTAAATGCCACATCGACTGCTAAAGGTTTTCCGTCTAATAAAAATGCCATATCTATATACTACCTTGCCCTTGCATTTTTGAAAGGAGATTCTGCAAATGCTAAATAAATGTATGTAACTCCACTTTGACCAATAAGTGATCCATTACCTCTTATTTTAAAACCATTTGATAAAAAATCTATATATGCAGTTGTTCCAGTATTTGTTGTTTCAGATGCACTTTCATTAGGTTGTAATCTTTTGAACATAGAGTTAAAAGGTTCTCTTGTATTGTCAAGTATCATCCATGAATAGCTTGTACTTCCACCTGTACTTGAAGCCTTAATCATAACCCAAGCAGGTCTGAAACCTGTAAAGACAAACGTGTTATCACTTGATGCTCCATTTGAAACGTAGCTTCCAAACTTGCTATACCCTGCTACTTCGCTAAATACATATTGAATTATTGTATCTCCATTAG